TCGTAGATGCGCCTAGCCAGCTAGACAAAATACTTGATCTTGATGTTCGTCAGTTTGACTGGAAGAAGAGTGGCGAGACAGAGATAGGTTTTGTTGCTCAAGAAGTTAAGAAGGTGTTGCCAAATTGCGCTGGTGAAGGTGGCGATGATCCGAGCAAAAACCCTTGGACAATCTATAAAGCTGCATTTGTGCCGTATCTTGTAAGTGCAATTCAAGATCAACAAAAGCAAATCGAAGAGTTAAAATTAGAAATTGAAAAGCTGAAAGGAGGTAGCTAATGGCTGCGACATTCACATGGGATATTCCACAGGTGGACAGGCAAGTCTCCTCTGGGCTAATCACCAACATTCACTGGCGGCTTACAGCCGTCGAAACGATCAGTGGCACTGAGTATCAAGCAGAGTGCTATGGCACAAAAGGCGTGTCGGGCGATCCAAGTTCCTCAGACTTCATCGCATACGATAACGTAACTAAAGAAAACGCGATTGCGTGGGTTAAAGCTGCGCTAGATGCTGATGAGGATGAAGACTCAGCCGCCGACAAAGAAGCTGGCCTGCAAGGTCAGATCAACAAAAAAGCAACACCAGTAGACGCATCAGGAGTACCGTGGTAATGGAAACAAAACATATCCAACTTCACGATCTAGCAAACGTATTGAACCTAATCGACGCAGCCGCCAAGAACGGCATGGTGTCAGGCGAAGCGATGAGCCAGATGGGTGCGATGCGAGATCGCTTTATGGCCGAACTCAAAGAGCAAGCTCCTGCACAGGACAATGTGGCTACAATTGAGGAAGAGCCTGTTGTTTCTGGACAACTACAGTAGCGACTGTGGATGTAGGTTCTGTTAGCGACACTGCCCAAATCAGTTGGAAGCAGATCGCAGTACAAAAACAAGAGCGCCTAAGAACGGGCGCTGAAGGCGAACCGATCAAAGAAATGGTTGAGACGGTTATACCTGTCTTGTACACCCAAAAAGGTAACAAGATTGAGGCTACAACTCTTGCTCCAACACAAAGAGTGGATATTTCTGTATGAGCGACAAGGGCGAACAAGCATTGAATGAGGTCAATGCTCACGAGCGTGAGTGTGCCTTGCGCTATCAGCGTATCGAAGAACGCCTTGCAGAAGGCTCTGCGAAGTTCAAACACCTAGAGCATTTGATTTATGGGCTGTACGCACTGATTGCAGCGGCTGCGCTGCCTCAGTTCTTTATGGGGTAAACCATGATTATCGAGTCTGTTGCAGCCGCTGGCATGTTGCTCCAGCAGATCAATTCGGTGATCCAGCAGGTAAATGAAGGCAGAGCAAACGTCCAACAGGCAATGGCGTTGGTATCCGATTTCGGAGAAGCTCTTAATAATTTTGAGGTAGAGCGCAAGAGTTCTGCCTTCAAGGCTCTTTCAAAAAACGACATCCTCAAGCTACAAATGCTTCGCAGGAACCAGGAAAGATATCAAAAGGATCTGAGGGATTTGCTCTTGGTTGCAGACCCCAAGCTGCTAGAAGACTATGACGCTGCGATCAGGCAGCAGGAGCAGGATAGGAGGGCACACGCAAAGATGATGGCGAAAAGAAAACGCGATAGAGAAAGGCTCATTCAACAGCTTCTCGTTGGTGGAACGACCCTGATCATTGGTGGCGGCATCGCAGTTCTAATCTTTGTGTTGATTCTTAAAGCCTTTGGATAAGCATGGCAGCAAAAAGACTAGAAGATGGTAGTGATTACGCAGAATATGATGCGGATGGTGACGGCATAGTTAGCGATGATGAGCTTGAGACTAGCAAGGAACTACAAGAGCTAAAAATTAGTAATGAAAGAGCACAGGCTCAGCGCAGTATGAGTTGGTTTGCTCTGTGGGGAATGCTTTTGTATCCATCGTTAGTAGTCGTAAGCAGTTGGGCTGGTCTAGTACAGGCAGCAAGTATTCTCGGTGATATGGCCTCAGTCTACTTTGTGTCGGTCGCGGGTATATTGGCAGCGTTTTTTGGAGCGCAGGCATGGTCAAACAGAGGTAATGGTAGATGAGTTTAGTCGGACAGCTAATTGGCCCAGTCACGGGTTTGCTGGATAAGTTCATTCCTGACGCTGACACTAAGAATAAGTTGGCCCACGAAATCGCCACCATGTCCGAAAAGCATGGTCAGCAGATCGCGCTAGAGCAGATCGAGGTTTTGAAGCTTGATGCTAAAGGCAACTGGTTCCAGTCGAGTTGGCGTCCTCTAGCCGGTTACACCTGTGTGCTGGGGCTTATGGTCAACTTTCTAGTTGCTCCGATTGCAGCGGGGTTTGGCCTTGTTATCCCTCAAGCGGATGCTGGTGTGATGATGCCTTTACTTCTTGGCATGTTGGGTCTCGGCGGTGCCAGATCCTACGAAAGAGTCAAAGGTGTTGGTAAGTAATGAGTAAGCTAGTTGAAATGATCAAGCGCCATGAGGGCGTGAAGTCAAAGGTTTACCTGTGTAGTGCTGGCTACGAAACGATAGGCGTTGGCAGAAATATCTCAGAGTCTGGCCTTGGATTGTCTGATGACGAGATAGATTATCTTCTCAACAACGATATCAAGCGGGTTCGAGAGGAACTTCAAGAAACATATTTTTGGTTCGGTGGACTAAATGAGGCTAGGCGCGATGCGATGGTCGATATTTGTTTTAATCTTGGTCTTACCAAACTGCGCGGGTTTGTTAATGCTTTGACTGCCATGAGTAGAGAGCAGTTTGATGTGGCAGCGGATGAGTTCATGGATAGCAAGTGGGCGCAACAAGTTGGGACAAGAGCTATTCGGGTTACTGAAATGATTAGGTCAGGAGAATATTTATGAGTAAAGGCGCAGGAGTAGGCGGAGGTCGATCCGTACCTTTTCGAGGAAGTCCTAACGTACCACCAAGATTTAGTAAATTTATGCAATCCGACTTTATGCAATCCGCAAAGCAACCGCTCGCGCAGGGTTTCGGGGCAGGAGTGCCTAATCCTGCCGATATGCAAAGAGCGCAGAGTCAGGCTTATTTTCAGAACCAAGGTAAGGCTGGTGAGGGCAGAGTGGCTCGTAGCGCACCATCGACTCCTCCCCCGCAGTTTATGTTTTCGCCTCCACCTCCACAGCAAAATTATCGTACTTCTTTGATGCCTCCCCCGAGTTTTGAAAGAGGCGTTCCCGGTAATTTTGGCCCAATGCCATACCGCTCACCGGGGAGAAAAGGTGGTATGGGAGGGGGGACGATGCAGCCTCTGCCTCAAAATCTTGGCAGCCCAACAATGTATATGGGAATGGGTTCCTCTCCAAATTATGGTGTGCCCAGCAGCATGATGCCACCTCAGAGTTTTGGATACGCAGGCTTCAATAATGGCGGATTGATTCGGTCTGGCATAGGCGGGTTCTTGGGCTAATGCCTCTGGCAAAAATACAGTTTGCTCCTGGAGTAAATAAAGAGGGCACTGAATACACAGCAGACTCAGGTTGGTTCGATTCCGATAAGATTAGGTTCCGACAAGGTAGAGTTGAAAAGATAGGTGGGTGGCAGAAACTTATACAGTCTGCTTTCCAAGGGATCGCTCGATCCATACACAACTGGTCATCCTTGGAATCAATCAAGTACATCGGTCTTGGCACCAACCTGAAATTTTATGTGATCGAGGGCAACAGCCTAAACGATGTAACCCCTCTAAGGAGCACCACATCTGCGGGTGATGTCACGTTTGCCGCTACCAATGGATCATCCACCATTACTGTGACAGATACCGCTCACGGTGCAGTCGTAAACGATTTCGTAACTTTCAGTGGGGCCGCCTCGTTGGGGGGCAATGTTATTGCTTCCGTGCTCAATCAGGAGTATCAGATCGCGTCGGTGCCGACTACAAACACGTTTACTATTACGGCTAAAGATACAAGCGGCGCAGAGGTTACAGCCAATTCTAGCGACACTGGGAACGGCGGTAGCTCAGTGGTAGGTGCTTACCAGATCAACACTGGCCTTAACGCATTTGTTCAAGGAACTGGATGGGGCGCTGGGTCGTGGGGCTTTGGGACATGGGGAAGCGCGAGCAGCGTTTCTGCTTCTGGTCAGCTTAGGTTGATTAGCCAAGACAACTTCGGTGAAGACCTGATATTTAATATCCGAGGCGGCGGTATCTTTTACTGGGACGAGTCCTCTGGTACTGGAGCTAGAGCGATAAATGCGACAGCTTTGGCTGGGGCATCTAACGTTCCTACAGTCGCTTTGCAGATCATGGTCTCTGATGTAGATCAACATGTAATCGCGTTTGGGTCTAATCCAATAGGCTCAGACAATATAGATCCTTTGTTTGTTAGATTCTCTGATCAACAAAACGCAGCAGATTGGACGCCGACTGCGACTAACACGGCGGGTGGTGTAAGAATAAATTCTGGATCAGAGATCATCGGCGCGGTTCAGGCGCGACAAGAAATACTCATCTGGACTGATGCAAGTTTGCACTCTATGAGGTTCGTCGGTGCGCCATTTACTTTTCAGTTTTCTACACTAAGCACAGATATATCCATGATATCTCCGAAAGCAGCGGTCAATGCGAGGGGGTCTGTGTTCTTCATGGATAAGGGTGGGTTTTATGTTTACAACGGCTCGGTGCAGCCTTTGCCGTGCTCGGTAAAAGAGCATGTCTTTTCAAACATAAACCAAGATCAAGCATTTAAGATTTTCGCCGCAGAAAATAACGCTTTCTCTGAGGTTATCTGGTTCTATCCAGTAGGTTCGGGTAACACAGAAATAACGAATTACGTTTCGTATAACTACGCAGATAACCTCTGGGCTGTCGGCACACTAGAAAGAGGCGCTTGGGCTGGAGCATCAGTTCGTAACAAACCGATGGCTGCTACCTGTATTGACAGTAACTCGTCGGTTAACTATCTGTTTGAGCATGAGGTGGGCCACGATGACGATGGCTCTGCGATGACAGCTTTTGTTGAGTCCGGCGATCTAGAGATCGGTGACGGTGAGCGTTTTATGATGATCAGTAGGATACTGCCAGACTTCAAATTCAGCGGCACGACCAGTGATGCGAGCGTGGATCTCACGGTGAAGGGCAGCAACTTCCCTTTGGAAGATCCCAGCACGTTAGCGACATCGACCGTCACATCATCTACAAAACAGAATCACATTAGAGCCAGAGCAAGACACACCGTCCTGAGGGTTGAAAGTTCTGGGGTTGGGTATGGTTGGCGCTTAGGTAGCTTGAGGTTCGACATGAGACAAGACGGAAGACGCTGATGGCTACGACAAGAC